CCCAGCCTCCTGGGGGTCGAGGTCGCCTACGGCGGCTACATCGCCTTCAGCTACGTCGCGACCGAGGGTGTCGCCCCCCTGGGCCCCGTCCCGGTCATCCCCCTGGCCGCCCGGTCCGGGTCGAAGAGCTAGGCCCCGCGCGGTGTGCGCGTGCCACGAACGGAGGTCCTTCCTGGCGATGACGACCGACGAGCAGCGCCCGACGATCGACACCCCCGAGCCCCAGCCCGACCCCGAGCCGACCCCGCCCTTCCCCCGGGAGGGTGACCAGGCGGCAGCCGACGAGCCGGCCGACGACCCGCCGGCCGACGAGCCCAAGGGCGGGTGATCGCCCCGACGATCGCCGAGGTCCGGGCCTGGCTTCAGGTCCCGGCCTCGTCGGTCTCCGACGAGCAGATGGCCCAGGTCCTCGCGGCCGAGGCCGCCGTCCAGGGCCGGCAATGCCGCCTGGTCGAGGGGGCCGACCAGGCCCATCTGCGCCAGGCCTTGTACCGGCGAGCCGGCCGGACGATCGCCGCCCGCGGGGTCCCCCTGGGGATGCTCGGGGCGGATGCCGAGTGGGGTCCGACCCGCCTGGCCCGCTGGGATGCGGAGATCGACCGGCTGGAGGGCCCGGATCGGCTCGTGGTGTTCGGGTGACTCGCGCGGCGATCGTCGCCGCCCTGGGGACCGTCCCGGGGATCACCCCGAAGGCGACGATCGGGGGGCCCATCAGCCCCGGCGATGCCTGGCCGGTCTGGCGGTCGTCGGTCTGGCTGAACCGCTGCCTGACCGAGACGACCTGGGACGTCCTGGTCGCCCTCCCCGATGCCGGGGCCGATGTCACCGCCGCCGAGGGTGACCCCCTCGTCCCCCTGGTCGGCGAGGCCCTGATGGCCGCCGGCTGCCAGGTCGTCCAGGTCGAGCCGGCCCGGACGGCCGTCACCGAGAACAGCCCCGGTACGCCCGTCCTGCGGTACCAGGTCCGAACCAACTAGAGGAGCGAACGATGCCCGCCACTACCGTCAAGCTCGGCCCGGGGACCCTCTCGCTGGGGACGACCGGGACCGAGGTCGACTTCGCCTGCCAGGTGACCGCCGCGGTCGTCGCCTGGGCCGTCGACGCCCAGGACCCGACCCAGGTCCTGTGCGGCGAGACCGTCCCCGGCGAGCGGACCTACACCGCGACCCTGGGCGGGACCTTGTACCAGGACCTGGGGGTGGTCGGCGGGATCGTCGAGTATTCCTGGGCCAGCAAGGGGACCCAGGTCCCCTTCGTCTTCGTCCCGAACGACACCGTGGCCCAGCAGGTCACCGGGACCCTGATCGTCGACCCCCTCGACGTCGGCGGCGACGAGGCCGGGGCCAACATGACCTCGGACTTCGAGTGGGCGATCGTCGGCGAGCCGGTCCTGGGGGCGATCACCGGCGGGGCCACGCGGTCCCGGTCGACGTCGAAGGAGGCGGTCGCGGCATGACCACGGCCGTCACCCTGGAGGGGGTCGACCGGCTGCGGGCGACCCTCGGCCGGGCGGCCGACGACCTGGGGGACCTCTCGGCGGCCGCCGAGGATGCCGGCCGGATCATCGTCCCCCAGGCCCGGTCGCGGGCCCCGGTCCTGACCGGCCGCCTCGCGGCAGCGATCGCCGCCGAGGCCCAGCCGGACGGGCTGGTTCTGGGGGCCGGGGTCCCTTACGCGGGGGTCCAGGAGTACGGCTGGCCGACCCGCCATATCCCCGCCCAGCCGTACATCGCCCCGGCCGTCGACGCGACCCAGGCCGCCTGGATCGAGGCCTACCGGGTCGACGTCCAGGCGGTCGTCGACCGCGTGGAAGGAGTCTGACCCGTGACCATGACCGACGACCGGCCGCCCGTCCTCGCGGCCCTCGACGACCTCGCCGAGCCGGCCGGCCCGCGAGACTCGCCGAAGCTCGCGACCCCCCGGGTCACCGTGACCCTCGACGACGGCCGCGAACTGACCACCCAGGTCCGCAACGCGGACTACCTCCGCTGGGACCGGACGGCCGCCAAGCACGGCTGGCCGGCGATGGCGAAGGCCCCCTTCATGTGGCTGACCTTCGTCGCCTGGTCGGCCCTCCGGCGGGACGGGGCGATCCCCGACTCGATGACCTGGGAGGCCTTCAGCGACACCCACGCCCTCCAGGTCCGGACCGCCGAGGACGACGAGACCGGGGCGGACCCTACCCCGCCGGGAGTCGAGCCCGGATGATCGTGGAACTGGCCCTGGCGACACAGACCGCGCCGGCCGCCTGGTGGGACGAGGAGGACGCGACGATCGCGACCGCCCTCGACATCTTGAACCGGCGAGCCGCCCGGATGCGGCGGTAGCCCCGTGCCTGGAGGCTTCGGGTCTCGCGGGGCGACCCTCGTCCTCAAGATCGTCTCGGATGCGACCGGGGCCCAGAAGGGCCTCGATGACACCGCGAGCGCCGCCGGCCGCGCGCAGTCCAAGATCGGCGGCCTGGCCCTGCCGGCCGCCGCCGCCGGCGGGGCGATCCTCGCGCTGGCGGTCGATGCCGCCGACTCGGCCTCCGAGGTCGAGCAGTCCTTCGGGGCCATCGAGTCGGTCTACAAGGACAACGCCCAGGCGGTGAAGGACCTGGCGACGGCATCGGCCGAGTCGACCGGCCTGGCGACGTCCGATTACGCGCAGATGGCGGCGACGATCGGGGCCCAGCTGAAGAACATGGGGGTGGACCAGGCCGACCTGGTAGACCAGACCCAGGACCTGATCAACAAGGGCAGCGACCTGGCGGCGACGTTCGGCGGCGATACGTCCCAGGCGGTCTCCGCGCTGTCGGCCCTGTTGCGCGGCGAGCGGGACCCCATCGAGCGGTACGGGGTCTCGATCAAGCAGGCCGACATCGACGCCCGGCTGCTCGCCGATGGGGTCGTCAAGGCCTCCGACGCGAACAAGAAGCTGGCGAAGTCCAACGCCTCGGTGGAGAAGAGCGCCAAGGACGTGGAACGGGCCCAGGCCGGGGTCGTCCGGGCCGCCGAGAAGGTCGACCGGGCCCATCTGGCGGTCGTCCGGGCCCAGGCCTCCGTGGCGGCCGCGAACAAGGCCGGCGACCCGGCCCGGATCAAGGCGGCGAAGCTCAACCTCGACCTGGCCAAGACCGCCGAGGCCGCCGCGAAGGCCGACGTCGGGACCGCCAAGGCGGCGGTCACCGCCGCCGCCGCGAACCAGAAGCAGGCCGAGGCCGCCGCCAACGCTGCCGGCAAGGTCGGCGGCCTCGACGATGCCGCCTACAAGACCGCGGTCACCCAGGCGACCCTCGCCCTCCTGACCGAGCAGACCGCCGACGCCCAGGGCCAGTTCGCCCGCGAGTCCGACACCGCCGCCCACGCGCAACAGGTCGCCTCGGCCGAGATGGAGAACGCCAGCGCGGCGATCGGAACGTCCCTGCTGCCGGTCGTCGTCGCCCTCTCCGACACCCTCGCGGGGCTCGCGCGCTTCATCCAGGACAACACCACGCTGGTCCTCGCGCTGGGCGGGATCATCCTGGGCTTCGCGGCGGCGATCCTCGCGGCGAACGTCGCCCTCAAGGTCTACCAGGCGGCCCAGGTCGCGGTCGGGGTCGCGACCAAGATCTGGACCGGCATCCAATGGCTACTCAACGCGGCCCTGACCGCGAACCCCATCGGGATCGTCGTCGCCCTGATCGTCGCCCTGGTCGCCGCGATCGTCCTGGCCTACAACAACAGCGAGGAGTTCCGGCGGATCGTCGATGCGGTCTTCGCTGCCGTCCTCGCGGTCATCCAGAAGGTCGTCGCCTGGATCACCACGGCCTTCGGGACGCTCGCCGCCGTCCTCACCAAGCCGTTCGAGACGTTCAAGACCGTGGTCAAGCAGGTGGTCGACTTCGTGAGCGGCCTGTTCCGCGGCATGGTCGACGCGATCAAGGGGGCCTTCCGGGTCGTCCAGGACATCGCCTCTTCCATCGGCGGGATCATCGACAAGCTCCCCGCCCTGCCCTTCAGCGCGGCCCCGCCGCCGGCGGCTGCCGGCCGGGCCCCGAGGCTCCGGGCGACCGCCCTGGGCCGGGGGTCCCGCGGCGGGTCGACGACCAGCGGCCCGGTGACCGTCAACGTCTACACCACGGGCGACTCGATGCAGGCCGAACAGGCCGTGGTCCGGGCCCTTCGCCGGGCGAACCGCCTGAGCGCCGGGGTCGTCTCGGCCCCGGCCCTGGGCTGGTCGGGGGTCAGCTGATGCCGGCCGCCCGGGCGGTCCCCGGGCCCGAGTCGGTCGGCATCGAGGTCTATACGATCGA